GTCGCGGGCGATCGCCTGAACGACGTTCTCGCACTGCAACCCGCCGTAAAGGCTATTCTTCTGCCACTTCTTTGTGGTCGAGTTCTGGCCGTAGAAGCATACGCGCGCCTTGACCTCACCCCGGCCCCAACACGCCGCGCACTCTTCCTCGTCGATCAGCCCGAGGCCGTGGCACTCGCGGCACTGCCCCTGTTCGATATGCGGCGCGACATAAGCCAGCGGGCGACCGCTTGGCAAGCGGCACCACAAAATGTTGTTCTTCACCATGTAGATGATCTTGCCGTCGAGGCAGGGCACCTTCATGCCGGGGTTGCGCACAGCGTTGATCGCGGCGTCTTGCAGCGCGTACCAGCTTTTGACGATCGCGGGATGGGCCTCGCGCCACGCAACCTTCAACTCGTCTGCGCGCTCGTCGCTGACGACCATGCCGTAGCCGGCGGCCATCTTCTGAAAGGCGCGGACACCCCCTTGGTAGCCGAGCGCCAGTTCCATGACCTTGCCCTGCTGGCGCAGCGACTTGTCTACCGCATCGGTAGAGACGCCAAACGCCTTGGCATACGCCAGCACGTAAAGGTCAACACCGACACCCGCGTCAAAGTCGGCAAACGCCTCGACCTTCCAGTGCTCGCCCGCCAGCCACGCGTTCACCCGGCCTTCGATGTTCGAGTAGTCACCGCCGATCAGCGTGTGGCCCGGGGCGGCGATCAGCATGGAGCGAAGCGCCTTCGAGAGCACGTCGAGCGGGTTGTCGAAGTTCAACTGGCAGACGGCGAACGCTTCGTCTGCGTCGTGCGCTGCAAGGATCGCGCGCAGGTCTTCGACGTCTGGCCCGGCGTCGCCGATCCGTGGCAAGTTCTGCGGCTGGATCAGGCGCCCGGCCCACCGGCCCGTGCTGGCGCCGTGAAAGTTCAGCGTGCCGCGCACCCGGCCGTCTTTGCAGACTGACCGCTGCATGGCCCGGTACTTAGCCACCGACGACTTGGCGCTGGCCCGGCGCAGTTCGATGACCTGGCGGGCCAAGGGGTCGTCGAACAGGTCGGCGCGCACCAGCAGTTCTTCCTGCTCGCCCTTGGCGATCGACGAGGCCGGGATGCCGCGATCGTTCAGCCATTTGACGATCTTCGCCGTTTCGGTCGTGCGCTGCACGGCGCCGTCGGTCAGTTCGTAAACCTGCTCCGATGCCGCCAACGCTGCCCGCTCTGCCACCGCCAAGGCCTTGTCGACCATCGGCATGTCGAGTTGCACGCCGCGCGCGTTGATCTTTTGATCGAGCACCCATAGGCGCTTCTCGCTGGGGGAAAGCCGGGGCACCGCCGCGTCGATCGCGCATTCGGCCAGCACGTCTTGCGCGCAGTATTTGGACAGGCGCGCGATCTGCTCTAGCGTTTCGTTCCACTCGACCCAGCCGTCAGGGTGGACCTTCTTCGGCTTGCACATCCGCATCATCAAGCGGTGGCCCTCGACGTCCTTCTGTATTTTGAGGCCGAGAGCCTTGCCCGCCTGTTCCAGCGACTGCGGCAGGGACAGTGACGCACAGCGCGCCATCGTGCAGTCTGTCATCTCCACGGAGATAGGCGGAAACCCGTAGACCGGGGCAATTTTGATGTTCCACCCTTCGCGGTCGAACGCGATATTGTGCCCGGCAACGACGCCCCCGGAGTCAATGTGCTTAACGAGGCCGGAGAGGTCGTGTTGATCCCCCACCGGCCCGTCGCCGATCCGCCAGCGCACGACGAGCACTTCCGTCTCCGGGTCTTCCCAATAGCGGTACAGCCCCGCGCTCTTGAGGTCGCAGGTCGAGCGGGATTCGAGGTCGAGATGGGCGACGGTCATTTCCGCAACTCGAACCCGGCCACGCGCAGCGCCTCAATCCACTGCCACAGATCAGCGTCGCGCGCGCGAAAGGCTCGTCGACGAAGCAATTCTCCGAGCAGCGTCTCGGTCGCCAGTCTTTCTTCTTCGGTCATCTTTCCCTCCACAATAAAATCCCCGGCCCGCAAAGGCCGGGGATTTGATTCAGTCAAACAGGCCGGTGGTGTCGACGTCGCCGGCGTCGATGTTGACGCCTGCGAAGTCTGCCGCGACGTTGCCGCCGCCACCGCCGCCGAGGTTTTTGTCATCGGCAACAAGCATCACGCTTTGCAGCCCGAAGGAGACGCCCTTGTTGACGCCCTTGTCGTACCAGAAGGGCCGCACGGTGCAGACAACCCACACCCCAGGGTAGACCAGCGTTTCGTCCGTGACGATCTGCTGGCGGGCGTTGACGAGGGTGGGCTTGTTTTTCCGGCTGGTGGCCGAGATGAACTTGCCGCCTTCGACGTATCCGTCGTACTTGAGCATGTCGCCTTGGTCCTTAAACGGGCTTTTCACCTTCACCCGCCTCTTGGGGTCAGACGAGAGCGCGTCGGGGCACTTCTCCTTAAGAACCTCGACAACCGCCTTTTCCAGCACGGACAGGTCAGCGCAGGTCGGAAAGATCAGGTTGCCGCCGTAGGTGCCTTCGGTGGCTGGCGGGATCGGGCGTGACCGATCGAACAGGTTCAGGAACGAGCCGCGCGTCGGGCAGAGCAGGATATTGCCGCTGTCCAGAACGCGGATCGGGTTGCGCTCGCACGCCTTCTTGATCCATTCGTCGGTCATGTTGGTGTCGGCCATCAATGTCATATCAGTCGCTTTCATTTCCGAGCATCACAGAGCCGAACTCTGCGGCGACCGGCGATATTGCCGCCCGGCGGTCGCTCTCCGGGGCCGTGGTCAACCCCTTCGATTCCTTGATCGTGAACTTGAGCGTCATGTCCCGCTCGGCTTCGGCGTATTCGCCCTTGCCGACGTAGGTCTTGAGCAGCTTCTTCGCGTCGGTGATCGTCACCAGCTTACGCGGGCGCAGTTCGTCCCCCGGAACGTCGTACATGAGTTCGAGGTAGTCGGCGATCGCTTGGTCGCCCACAGTCCAAGCGCGCCGCGCGACGGCCTCGACCACCTTCCAGCCCTTGACTGTGCCGCCGGCTAGCAAGTGTTCGTCCGTCGCCGTGCGCAGGCTCGACACCCACGACCCGAGCCGGTCATAGGCCGCTATGATTTCTGCCATGCGGTCGAAGTCCAGAGACGCAGGCTCGGTCGCCAGCGCCACAGGTTCGATCCCGATCAGGTCGACGCCTGCGAAGTCTTCGCGCACCGCGGTAACGAAGGCTTGTTCGCGCGCGGTGCAGATCGTGGCGGCCGGGCACCACCGGCAATGATCGCCGGGGTTTCGCGGCGCGTCGTCTGTTTTGCAGGTCGCCACCGCCTCGTTCAGTTCGTAGGGGAACTCGATGACCTCTGCCATCGGCAGGGACCACCGCTTAACCCCGTCGCCGCTGGCCGAGAAGGCGCGCGGCTGAACAATGACCAGTTCGATCTCACGGACGTCCCATTCGGGGTGCCCCTGCATCGCGCCGATCGCGTAGAACTTCAACTGGGTGTTGTCCTCGACGTCGACCATGACGCCCGCGCCATGCTTGTAGTCAAAGATCGTCAGCTTGCGCCGCACCGGGCTGTAGACCAGCGCATCGTTTGTGCCGAACACTTCGCCAGGTTCCGCAGCGTCGAGGTCCAGAGCGAAGCCCTGCTCGACCTCGATCACCGCGTCAGGGTCGAGGTCGAACTCGTCCCATACTGCTTCGAGGTACACGTCCACGGCCTTGCTGATCTCGGCGGTGATCTCCCGCTTCTTGCTTTCGCCGTGGTCTAGGAACCCGATCGTCTTGCCGATCGCCGCCGTGGTCGACCGTGCGCTGGTTTCCAGCGCCTCGGCCGCGACGGCGTGGGCAAACGTGCCTTCCTCTGCGTAAGGGCTTGGGCGTTCAGGGGGCGCCTGCCCCGAGAGCGCAATGCTCCCGGGGCAGGCCATGAACCGGCTGGCCGCCGATCCGCCGAAGGGCGAGTGCTTCATTTCAACGCTTCCAACGCTTCCAAGGCAGCGTAGGCGCGATCGAGGTCGGCCGCGTCGAGGCTCCCGAAGTTCCGCACGCCAAACGAGTCGACGAGAAGCTGCTGGATCGGGCCAGCGCCCAATTCAGACACCTTCTTGTTCCCCAGGGCCTTGACGTCTGCCAAGGTCCTCGAGACGAGCATGGGGTGCTCGTCAGAAGCCGTCTCGGATTCGAGTTGGGCACTTGTGGTCGAAGCATCCGGCGCGGTCGAAGAGCCAGCATCGGGGGCAGGCTCGTCTTTCGGCTTGCGCTGGCGCGTCTTCGTCGCCGGCGGGTCCAAAGGGGTCTCTGCTTCGGCGGCAGTCGACCCCCGGGCTTCAACAGGCACGACGGTTTCCGGCGCTCGCACCGTAGGCCCGACAAACCGCGCGAGCAGGGCGTCGAACTCGTGCGTATCGGCGGCGGTAATTTTCAATTCAATCGGCATTGTTTCCTCCTGGGTTGTTAAAGGTCAGAGCCTTGAACTTCGGTGATCGCGCGCGTTTTGCGCGCAACTGATTCGCTGACCTGTTCGTCGATCGACTTGGCCAGCGATATGAAACGGACGTGGGTGTGCTGCGTCTGGCCGATGCGATGAACCCGCTTCAAAGCCTGCGCATTGTTGGCGGGCGTCCAGTCTGATTCCAGCATGTCGAGGTGTGGCGCGGCGGTCAGAGTGATGCCTGTCCCGGCCGCGATGATGTTGCCGATAAAAACCTTGATTTCCGACTTGGTCTGGAAGTCTTCGACTGCTTGGCCCCGCGCCTTGTCGCTTACGCTCCCGTCGATCTTGACGAACCCGACCCCGTGGTGGGCGAGCGTCTGGCACAGGATTTCCACCGGGCGCTTGTGGGCGCAGAACACGACGACCTTGTCCTTGCCGCCCGCCAGTTCGTCGATCAACTGCTTGGCGTAGACCGGGGCCTTGGCCTCGCCCACCAGCCGGCGCAGCGTGGTGACATGTCCGGCCATCTCGTCCAGCTTTTGCAGCCCGCCCTTTTCGATCGCCTGGGTGATCGCGGTATCGAGGCCGGGGTGTGCGGCGAGAAGCTGGTTAATCTCGGTGGTCGAGCCTTCGATCTCTTGGGTCGTGATCCACAGCGGCGGAAGTTCAATACCCGCCTGCTCGACGGTGCGCCGGATCGAGTACCGGGCCAAAAGGTCTTTCAGTTCGGGCAACGTGTCGCGGCGCGGCTTGTAGCTGGTGCTCATGCCCGTGTTGATCGCGATAAAATAGCGCACAGCGAAGTTCTTAAACGACAGCGGCGTGCCCCCGACGAAGCGCAAAAAGGTCCAAATGTCCGAGGGGTCGTTGGCCATGGGGGTGCCCGTGAGGCACCAGGTATAGGCCCCGTACCGGGCGTAGCCGTGTGCCCCTGACCCGTCAGAGCCGAGCGCGCGCCGCGTGCGGTTCGAGCCGATATTTTTGAGCGCGTGGAACTCGTCAAAGATGGTGAAATCGCGCAGATCGCGCTGCAATTCGTTGTGCCACTTGCTCGCGCCTTCGTAGGACATGACCAGCACGTCGACGCGCTCGCGCAGCCACAGGTTGAGGTCGTCGTTGGTGAGGCCCTTAATGATCTTGCGGCGCACGTTGGACCACTTGCGGAACTCACCGGGCCAGACGTTGCGCACGCTGGCAGGGCACACGACGATGCCGCGGATCAGGCCGCCCGTGTCGAGCGCGCGGATCGCCTGCGCAGTTTTGCCGAGCCCCGGCTGATCGAACAGCCCGGCGCGCGGGCGCGACGCGATGAACGCGGCGCCGTCGATCTGGTAAGGGAAAAGGGGATCAGTCACAGGGCCGCTCGAACGGTTGCGGCAGCACGCTTTCGCCGAGGTCTCGGCAAACCGCTTCCCACACCACGACGCCAGCGCGCGCCGACCAGCCAAGCAGCACGGCCGCATAGCGTGGGCTTTGGCCCTGCGATACAGTCTCCGCCAAGGCTGCCTTAAGCGGCGTCATCAGTTTAAGCGC